CCCACGGAGACTGTCCCGCCGCGCCGACGAACACATCGAGCCCGAGCGCGCCGCAGTCGGTCTTATCCTTGCCGGACCACACCTGCTCAATGCTGGCCAGCCGGCTCTCCACGAGCCCGAGCGCAAAGCCCGTGCGGTAGGTGTAATTGATGCTCGACCCGCCGCCACCGGCCTTGCCGCCCATGTCCACGCGGTGCTCAATGGCCTTGAAATCCCCGTACCAGATCAGATTCCCGGTCACCCGGGAGGTGCCCCACGCCATCCCCATGCAGATCCCGTAAGACGAGGTCTGCACGGACAGGGTCGTGAGCTTTTGCGGGGTCGTGCCCGTCGTTTGCTGCTGACCAAAAAAGGACATAGGAACTCACCAGAAGGAATAAAAGACAGCCTCGCGACCCGCCAGTCGCGCGACGTCGGCCGGCGTCTCGCACACCATGCCGAAGGGCCGGTATGCGTGAAGGACCCGGCCCGGCCAGTCGAGAACGATCCCGCCATGGGAGAAGCAGCGGCCGAACTTCCAGACCACCGCGTCACCCGGCCGCGGCACCGCCACCTGCCGGCCGTACCGCTCGCACCACTCGCGAAAAATCTCGCGGTCACTGTGGAGCATGCTGTCGATTGGGTAGTCGCCGGGATCGAACGCCTCGATGATCCCGGCCTCGGAATACACGGCGATCAGGAGCTGGGCGCAATCGACCCCCACCCCCTGCAGCCGCGCCCGGTGGTGCCACGGAGTACGAAGCCACGCCGCAGCCCGCGTGCAGACGTCTGCACGCGCCTCGACCTCGGTCATACCGCCGTCTCCGGCGCCGGCACGAACGGAAAGCCCTTGAACCGCACCCCGTTCGCGAACTTGGCTTTACAGGTCGCAAGGGTCTTGTCGCAGCCCTTATAGACCGTGAAGGAGTCGCCGACGCCAGGCGCATCCGGCAGGGGAAACGAGAGCACGAGCTGCCCGGCCGTATGCTGCTTGACCGCCCGACGCACCCCCTGATTGACGCCAGACGTAAAGATCAGCTCGCCCAGGTCATACACCCCGGCGCCGGTCACGGCACACTTGAGCGTGCTCGACGTGCCGCCGGCTTGCACCTGCAGATTGATCCCGTTTGCCGCCTTGGCCACCCCGCAGCCCGCGCCATAGAGCGTATGGAGGCACGACGCCTGATAGACATTCCGGGGAATCATCGTATCGAGCACCTCGGTGAAGCTCTTGACCTCGCAATGCACCGAGGTGCTGTTCACCTCGACCTCCCCGATCCGCCCCTCGAACAGATGAACGGTGCCGGCGATAGGACTCAAGGGATCATCCGTAAAGCCCTTTTCGACCTTGAGCGAGGCCCCGCCGAGGAGGCCCCGCCGCGCCGCCTGAAGGAGCGGCACCCCCGACACCGTCACCGAGGCATCGGCGTGAAACGTCACCGTGCAGCTGGTGACCTCGATCCCGGTCGAGAGCTTGACGCTCTCCCGCTCGATGATCGGCCCCGGCACCCAGGTGTTGCCGGCGTAAGGAATCGCAACATCCCCGCACGACCACCGGATGGTCGCGCCGTCCGGCATCGTGAGGGTGAGCAGCTCGACCATGAAGATCTGCCGGGCGGTCTGCAGCAGGGTCGCGCAGGCGGGTGTCGTTGTTTTCATTGCTTCACCGTGATCAGCTCGACCTTTCTCGCCGAGTGCAGATCCTTTAAAAATTCCTCGAACTCGGTTTCGTCGCGCTCGAACCGGACGCGCTTGTAAAACTGCCCCGACCACGTCAGCGCCGCCCCCACAGCCGGGGCCGTCACGAAAGTGACCTTCCCGGTGGATACGGTGTATTCCGCCGGGCTCGCCTTGAGGACCCCGGCGACATAGATCGACGGCGCGCCGACGAAGTCCTGCACCGGCTCAAGAAAGCCGCCGAAGGACCGGGAGAGCGTGAAGACCTTGGTCGCCCCGTCCCCCGTCCCGAAGTTCGCCGCGGTCGCCACGCTGTCACCGGGATCGAGCCACAGGAAGGAATCCCACGAGCCACGCCGCTGGTTAAAGAAGCCGGCGAGGGCCTGCAGCTCGGCATATCCCGCACTCGCCCGCAGGAACTCGAACGAAAGCCCGATCCGCCAGCGCGGGTACGTCATGAGCGCCGCGCGCAGCTCCATCCCCGACACCGACTCATGGCTGACGGTCTTCCATACAGGCGTGCGACGAACCCCCCAGGACAGGCCCGGGAGGGTTGGAAAAACGGCATTACTCATGGATCAGACCTTTTGAAAGTTGCGGTGCGCCTTGGCCATCGCCTTGGACAAAGCCCCCCCGCGCGCCAGAGAGCGGACAACGTCGCGGGAATCCATCGCCGTGACGCTGACGGCAAGCGACCCGCCGCCACCGCCGCCGGTATCCCCCCCGCCGTCCGCCATACCGCGGATCAGGTTCGCGTACTTGGCGGGAAGGATCATTTCCTCGGCGTGGGCCTGCACCATGGGGTTCACGCCAGCGGGAATGTCATAGCCGCCCGAGGCCGACTTGATGCTGCTCGTCGCCCCCATCACCATGGCCATGGTTGCCGCAAACACACCCGCCGCCATCGCCCAGCCCGCGAACGGAATGGACGAGACCGACGCCGCGGCGCCGGATGCCGCCTCGGCTGCGTTTGCGCCAACGACGGCAGTAGCTTCGGTCGCCTTTTTTCCGACAACCGCGGAGGACGCTGTTGCTTGTTGCGCGACCTGCTCCCCCATGATCATCTTTTCGAGGGATGCCAAGCCGAGCCGCTGAACAGCCCACTTGGCCACAAGCTGGCCCATGGTCTGGGTGACCACCTGCATGGTGTTTGTGAACAGACCACGCATCAGCCCACCCAAGGTCATCTGGCCCTGCGCCATCTTCGCGAGGAGACTGCCCCACCCGCTCTGCATCGAGCTGACCATCCCGGAAAAGCCCTTGCCCGCCTCAATGGTGGATTGGCTCCGGAGCTGCGCCATCCGCTGCTGGTGCTGCGCTTCAGCCTGCTCGATCTGCCGGCTTACCTGCTCCCGCGCGACCGGATCTCGGTCCGTATCGATCAGCGCCAGCCGCTCCTGCAGGGCCTTGGCCTTGATGTCATACAGGCGCTGCTCGAACTGCTGCTCGGCCTGCAGCGCCTCGGCCCGCGTCACGTCGCCGAGCGAGACACGCTCCTGCAGGGCGATCCGCTCCAGCTCGATGCCGGCCGCCGCCTTCTCGCGACGAGCCTCGGCGGCGCTGTCCTCCAACACCCGGGCCTGTGCAATGAACGCCCGATGCTCGGCGAGGATCTCGGCGTAAGCCTTCTTGGCCTCCTTGCTTTGCTCGCCGTACTTGCTCACCGTCTCGGCGTAGGACTGCGCCGCCAGCCGACTGCGCTCGGCGAAGTTCTGGCCGGCCTGATCCCGCTCGGCCTTGAGGTCCTCCATCCGCGTCTCGAATGCCTGCTTGTCGATAGCCAGGCCGTCCTCGGCGACCTTCTTCCGCACGGCCAGGAGTTCCTTGTGCGTCAGCCCGCCCCGGCTCAGGATCTCCTGCCAGTAGGCCAGCTCCTCCTGCTTGCTCATCTGGCGGAATGCGCCCTCGGCACGAGCCCGCTCGGAGATCGCGAGCTTCTGCTCCGAGAGTTCGGCCTCCCACTGGCCCATGCGGTCCTCGGTCTTGCCCTTCTTTCCGCCGTCCTTTCCGAACTCGCCCATGGTCTTGCCGCCACCCTTCGGCGCCGCCACGGCCGTCCCCTTGCCCCAGATCCGCCCCATGTCACCGCCCCACGCATCGGAGGCGTCCGAGAAGGCCTCACGGCCCGCGTTCACGACGTTGCGGATACCCTGCGCATACCGGGCCTTCATGCGGTCCCAAGCATCGGCGGCGCCCTTGAAGTCGCCGGACATGAGCGCCCCCATCAGCTCCGACAAATGCCCGAGCTGATCCACCGTCTGGCCGATGAACTCGAAGACCCCCGCCGCCACAGTCTTGACGGTCGCCTGCAGACCCCGGAAGACCAGCGTCAGCGCGGTGAGCGCACCGCGAAAGATCGCCACAAACTGAGGGCCGGCCTCGGCGAAGAGGTTGCCCAGCTCGGCGAAGATCGGCATTACCGCCTGACCGATCACGTTCTTTACCGCGAGGAGGACGTCGCCGACGTCGTTCATCGCCATCTTGTAGGCCTTGGAAGCCTCGACGCCCTCCTTCGTCACAACGAGCCCGAGTTCCTCGTTCTTCTTCCGGGCATCCTCCAGCACCTGATTGTTCAGCTTCTGGAGCTTCATGACGTCCTCGACGCCCTTGCCGAATAGCGTCTGCGCGGCGGTCGTCTGATCGAGGCCCGGCTTATACGTGCCGACCACCGCGACGGCCTCCTGAAACAGCGTATTGCTGTCGCGGAGGTGACCGCTCGCGTCTCGCGTCTGCAGGCCCATGGCCTTCAGGCCGTCCTCGTTGGTGCGCAGCTGCTTGGCGAACTTGTCGAACGCGCCGATATAGGTGTCAGAATCCGATCCGATATCCCCAAGGGCCGTATTCAGGGCCGACGCATCCTCGGCCGTCATGCCGAGACGCTTCGAGAGGTTCATCGTCTCGCCGATAAGCTTCTGCGATTCGGCGATGGCATCCTTGAAGAAAGCGCCGCCCGCGACCACCGCAGCCAGCACCAGGAGCTGCTTCTGCACCACGTCGAAGGCCTTTCCGACCCCCTCCAGGTGCCCCTTGATATTGGCCGTGGCCTGCTGGGTGACGCTTGCGGCGCCCTCCATGGCCCGGACAAATTGCCCGTTTTCGGCCGTGATCTCATAGCCGATTTGCTTGTTTGCGTCACCCATGGTCGGGGTCCTTTTTCTGGCTGGCGTCCCATGCGCTGGTATCGAGCGCGAACGCGGGGCCGCTCACGGTCGGCATGCCATGCATGAGGGACGCGAGCTGGTGTTCCTTCTCGGCCGTCATGGGCGCGCCGGCCTGCTGCGACGGCTCGTAATCGAGGTAGGCGGCGACAAGGTGATGCACTGGCGGGTGCCGCCGCCACTCGTCGTTCAAAGCGTCGAGGGTCGGCAGATCCACATGCTCCCGCACGTAATCCCACGTCCACCCGGTATTGGCGCAGACGTGGGCGTAAATGCGGCGCCAGTTCAGGGGCTCGTCACCGCCGCCGCTTTTTTTTCGGCAAGCTCGGCGCGCCTGACTCCGGCGACGTCCATCACCGATTGGATCACCTCGACCATGTTGCCGAGATCCACCGCCTCGGCAACCTCGGCCCGGGACAGGTCGGGATAGTTGCGCTTGAGGGCGGAATGGGTCGCGTCGACAATCGTCTTGATGCTCTCGGGGTCGGTGGCCCCGGCCTGCAACTTGCCGATACGCTCCTGCAGGACTTCGAGCGCGCCAAGGGAAAGCGGCGGGATGATCCAGTCCTCGCGACCCGGAAAGGGAATGCCCTGAATAAGTGCCATGGCCGATTACTCCGAAGTCACGATGGTGCCGACGTTGCCGGCCGCATCCGCGAAGACGGCGATATCCAGACCCGCCTGCGTGAAGTCGTCCTGCTTCGGATCGACGGACAGCTTCGCCGCCACGCAATTGGGAAAGCGCCAGTTCATTTGCTTGCCGCCGAAGGTCACCGACAGGTCCATGCCGAAGGTCGGCACGTAGCCCATGGGGAGGCTGACCAGATCCATCTTTTTGGCGGTGGCGCTGGCCGCGGTGTAAGCGTAGGAAATGAACACCTGCTTGACCGTATCCGCCACGGAAAAGGTGTATTGCCCGCCGGCCGTGACGCTGTACTGCCCGGTAGCGGGCGCAGTGGCCACGCGAACGAACGGCAGGCCGTTGGCGTCTACGATGCCCAGGTCGCGGGCGAAAGTGCCCGAGCTGGGCGGCGTCACGATGATCTGATACGGACTGGCCGGAATGTTGACGCCGGTCGTGTCGTTCTGCACTCCCGTGAGCGTGCCGGCAGTCAGGGTCTGGCCGAAAAACAGATCGGAGAAGATCCGGCCGGAGATCCGGGCGAACTTGGCCTTGAGGTCGATTTTCATCTTGCCGCCACCGACCGCCGCCGGCAGC